ACTGCTGCCTGGATTTTGTGAGCATGAGATCTTGATGAATTGCGAATTTTAGAAACAGATGCTTTAGCGGTTGCAACATCCTTAAATCCAAGTCCATGAATCGTACCTTTTGGATTTTCATCCGTATAAAGATCAGAGTGTTTTTTGGAATTTGCTGGTTGTCCAGGTTTTCTTGGAATACGGGGGTTGCTCATTTAGACTTTTTTTTACGACCAGCACAATGTGCTTTTTGTGAGAATCCTTTCGGATTAGAGCAATCAATACTCTTTTTATATTTATTACTCCAAGACTCTTGAAACTGTTTAAACGTCTTCATACTTCTAATGCAGTAAAAACTACTTTAAAAGTTGTCTCTGATGAGAATGCTGGATGTCCTATCAATCTAAGTGCTCCGCTACTAATATCAGATGAGAATGTAGCAACTCCAATTGGTTGATTGATTATGCCATACTCAGCCTGGTATGTATCAGTTCCATCATGAATAATATTAATAGTTGACATATTAAAATTACTTCCTCTTGTAACTTGAATCTGATAATTTACAGATCTGTAAGTCGATGCACTTATGGACATTATGACTGCAGCGTCTGTGCTTGTTGTAGTTAAAATACCCGACTGTATGTCACCAGCAATTAATTCAAGATTAGTGGCTGAAACAGGAGCAAATGTAAACTCTGAAGAAGATGCATCGTATCTTAAGAATCTACCATCACCAAGATTTGCAGTGTCAACATCAGTAAGGTCAATTAGTTGTGTTGCACCTCCACCAATTGCTGTGCTAGCAATACCAACCCACTTTGCCCCATTGTAAATGAGCAGCTCATTAGTTCCAGTAGTTTGATCAAAGGTAACATCATCCAGATCCTTAATGAATCCAGCACCGCCACCACCAATGGTAGCAATTTGTTGCTGAATTCGGTTTATGAATAGTTTATAGTGATTTTGTAATTGATCAATAGTTACAAAATTTTGATCCAGAGGAGTTAACGGATCAGCAGAATTTTTTGTTGATGCATCTCCTGGAAGGGTCGGATTATCTTCTTTTAATATTGCTTTTTCATTAAACTCTGAAAGAATTTTTTCAATATATACTACCTTCTCAGATAAAGATCTATTTTTTTCTTCGATTGATTCGATCTGAAGTCTCTTTATGACATCTTTTACTTCTTCTTTGATACTATCAATACTTTCATTTTGTTTTTTAATATGCTTCTCATTAACAACTAGATTAAGTTCCAAGTCCTTAATTTGATTGGACATATTTTCTTCAAATTCACCTACTTCATTTTTGAGAATGTCATAATATTTTGTCGTACTAATGTCCAGAACATTTTGTAGTTCTCTTACATCTTCTGCGATAGTTTCTTCAAAGAAAGAAAATTTCTTAGAAAACTTGTCAAGCTCTCCAGAGTATTCCTCTAATTTTTTGTTTTCATGAATCTCCCTATTTTTAAAATCTTTGTAGAGAGAAGTATATACATTAGATATTTCTCCTATTTTTTGTTTAGAATCATCAATGGTAGATTGTAATTCCTGAACCTTCGATTCAACTAATGAATCAATATCAGAGGTTTTTTCTGTAACGTCATTAGACAGAAGTTCAATTTTTTCTTTGATAAACTCAACTTCTTCTAATACATTTTTTTCTAATTGTTTTACTTCTTTTTCAGATTTAAGTTTAGTTTCTACTAATAGATTACTATACTTTGGAATTTCATTTTCGGTGAATTCTTTCACCATTAGGTTTAATTTATCAATTGCATCATCATAAGCGGAAACTCTCTGCTCAGTTTTTAATTCTGTTTCTGCAAAAAGTTTTTGGTACTTTGGAAACTCTTCATTAACAAGATTGCTTACAGTCTCATTAACATCTTTTGTTGTCTGCTTTAAGTCTCTCTTTAAATTTGATACGATATTTTCATTAACTATCTCAACATCTGCTAAGACAGTGTTTACTTCTTTATTAACATCTTCTCTAATACCATCAAGGTCTTCTTCTACTAAACCCTTAAAACTTGCAAATCTAGTATCAAATCTAATCTCAGATTCTGATACTAATTTTTTGTAATTTGGAATATCAACATCTACAAAATTTTCTACTGTTTTAGAAAGGTTTGTAAAATCCTCTTTTATTTTATCAATGGTATCTCCATTGATACTCTTTATTCTCCCTTCAATTTTTTTAATGGACTCCTCAACAAAGAGAAGATGAGCAACCATTGCCTCATTTAGATCTTCTTTACTGATCAGTCCTTGAATATCTTTTTTTACCTCTGTAATTTCTTTAGAAATACTTTCAACTTTGTCAACATTTTCTTTAAAGTTTTCAACAGTAACAGTAAAATCTGATATTGATTGAATATGATTTAGGTTTGTTTTGAAAGCACTAAAAGCTTCGGATACCGTTTCAATTTTTTCCGCAGAAACAGTATCTTTGATTTTATCAAAATCGTTTTTATTCTTACCAAAAAAATCTGAAGGCTTCTTTAATGCCACGTTTAATATAACTCCGTCTCTATTATTTATTCTCCTCTTTTACGCCCTGTTTTAGCATCTTAGCAAGTTCTGCCGTAGAACCAACAAATAATGCATTATTGACGGTAGAGGGTCCTCTGGATTGTTTTTCTTCTTCAACATCTTTTAATTTCTTTTGAAGATCCATCAACTTATCAGTGGCATCAGCAACATTCTTAATTAATTGACCTGCAACTTCATATGCTCTAGGCATTTCACTTTCTTGTGCAAGTTCTAAAATTCCATTGATTGCTTCTTGTCCCTTTTCAATTATGCTATAAAGATTACCTCGTGTGTAGTCATAATCTTTTTTGATGTCATCTGAGGTTTCTTTTACTTTTTGAATTTTAGCATTAATAACTTCAGGTTGCACAATGTCCCCTTTGACATTAAATTCATCATTTAAACTATCAAACTTATTTGTCATGTTATTGTCCCACTAAATCCAAAGTCATCACCTTCTGCAATCAAGGCATTATCGGCAGCATTGATAACATGTACCTCTGCTCCTCTAAGATGTTCAGTAGCAGTTGTCTTGTCTTGTGCTCTTCTAACAGTAATTTTATTGCCAGTAATAGATGAGATGAACAGTTCTTCATCGTCAATAGCAATATAAGATTTAGCAGTTAAACCAGTTACACTGTCAACTTCAATTATCTTACTAGTTTTGGCAATATCTGCAGATATAGTAGTAGCGGCATCTCCGGTATAATTTTTAGTTGCTCTTGGAACACTGGAATAACTAAGCTCTCTTGTCGCGTTAGTTAAATCTGTTCCAGTAAGATAACTGACAGTAGACCTCTTGATAATATCCTTGGTTGCAGATGTAGCAGGGCCAAACAGATATGTTTTTGCAGTAAATCTCAACGTATAAAGAAGGACTCTCCTTGTTGTAAAATCTCCATCATAATCATCTTGCATGGTGATGTTCTCAAGGACTATTGGAATATCACGTTTTTCTTGTATTGATTCTACTAACTCTACAGTTAAATTATATGATGGTTGAAAATATGGTAAAATTTGTTCTACAATTTGTAATGCATCATCATTTAATTTTGTCATAATGCTCAGTTCAAATTGCATGTTATATGGAACTGGCATGTATACTTTTTTTGACTCAGATCCATCATCTGGGTCTTTTACAGTATATTGTTGTGTTGTAGTTACTTTTCTTGCAGAATCATAAGTCATCCCAGTAAATTCAAATGACATTCTGGGCAATGTTATTGAAGTTGCTTTATTCAAGTCTGCTTGCTGTTCAATTCTTGCAAGAAACTTTTGAGTTGGTCCATAAGACAAAGGAACCCTGATAGTGTTGATCACATCATCAGAGGAATTAGTTTGTTTGATGGTTAATGAATTAAAAAGAGTACCAAAAGATACAATGGTTCTCCTTAGAATTTCGTTATAAAAATATTCAAACATTGTTTATCCTTATGGAATTACGATATACTGAGAGTGATATTATTTATGGAATTCCAAATGGGTTCTGTTCACTGAAGTCTATAATCGAATCTGCTTCGTTCTCTATGTTAATATTATCTGCAAATCCATCATCAACAGGATTGATATTTATTATTCTAAGTTCATGAGTAGCACCCGATGTAGATCCCGTGATAGTTTCTCCCTGTATGAATTCTCCAGTTACAGATGCTACTTGAAGAACACTATCCTCAGAGTTCCAGACTCTAACTATCGCTGTAGAAGAACTTATAGATCCAGTTACAGTTTCATTGAATACAAAGTTTCCAGATCCAGATCCTTCGGCATTTGAAATGGTTATTTCTGGTTCGATTATATATCCATAACCAGCATCAAGAATATTTACATGTGATATAGTTCCAGCGGCACTTACTGTTGCAATTCCTGTAGCAGTAGTAATGCCAGATACTTCTTCAACATAATTTTTCTCAGATACTTCATTAGAAATGGTTACTGTAGGTGGTGTCAAATATCCACCACCACCAAAAGTGACCGCAATTCCAGTTACAATACCACAATTCTCAATACCAAATTCAAATACAGATGTAGCAATACCAACATTTGTGGCAGACTCTGACATGGTTAGAGAATTAGACCCAATAGATTGTACAAAGACATCTGCAGGTATAAAGTTGTATGGTTTGTTATATCCAACACTCATTCTTACTCTATCACCTACAATAATATTAGTTGTAGTAATTCCAGTAATAACGCTAGATCCTATACCAACAGTGCCTTCAGTTTTAACTGATGTAGATCTAATGGTTGCGACACCAAGTGCTCTAAAGTTTTCATCTGCTCCTCCGGGACTTGCTATGGAAACCGATGGTGCGGTTAGATATCCAAATCCAATATTAGTTGTTGTAATTCCATTAACCACTCCAGCATCTGTAATAGTGACTGTAGCAGTTGCTCTAACTGGTGATGGATTTCCACTGAAAGATATTACAGGTGCTGCAGTATATCCAAGACCAATGGTTGCTCCAGTGCCAACACACCATGGATCTGTCGTGCTATTAAATCCAACTGCTGTAACTATACCTGTTACTGCATGAATTGTTGCAATACCAACAGCAACTTGAGTAGGAGCATCTTGTCCAGATGAAGTCGTTATAGCAACTGTTGGAGCAGTTGTATAGGCTCTACCAGTTGTGCTAAAGGCAATGGACCCCGGATTAACGGATGATCCGGCGATTCCAATTGTCGCA